CGGATAGCCATTAATTCAATAGTGTCTCTACGCGACAGATTAGCCTTTTGTTTATTAGCTGCCATTATTATTCCTCTACTAATTCAAAGTGAACTAAATCATCGAACCTGTTGTCTTTAACTTCGGTGTCCATATCCCAGTCCCCGCCCCAGCGGAGCTTTAAGGTTGGCATCTTTTCTTCAAGCTTAGTTGCCATTCCCATTACAAACCCACTAAAGTAGTGAAATCTGTCACGGTCTTCCCAATCTACAGGGTAAGGAGCCACATCCACAGCCCTCGAAGGATTAGAATTGTGCTTTCCTTTGGGAAACCGAAGTTTGCTCCGCCCAGCGTCATATGCTTGATTTTGTTCCGCTTCACCTCTGTGTCCTTGTATAACTGTGCAATCGAAATATTTAACTACTTCCTTAAATAACTTTTGCAACCTTATATCACAAGTTGCTAATCTCTTTTTTGACCTTTTGCCAAATCTAGGCATTTTACCACCCCTTAAATAGATTCATAAGTAAATCTTCTATTCCAACTTTACTCTTTCCAGTAAAATAAGAAGAAATAATTGGAAAAGCTGTTCCAGCTTCAGCTAAACGATACATTGAATTTACATTAGAGGTACCCGGCATTCTCTTACCCCGATGAGTTTCATATGGTGTAGGCTTTTCCATTAATGTAGGAAATAGTTGATAAAGCATATTAGCAGCATCATCGGGAAGTGGTCTTGTAGACTTAATATTCCCACTTGCATCATTGTACCAGTCAAAACGATTCCTTTCTCCCCCTGCTTCTTCCCAGTATTCTTTGCTTCCTGTTGTCAAATCAAAATCTTCAGCAATCTGGTATTCATATCCACCATCATCCAGTTTTCTTCTTCTTATACTTGTTTCACCGCCTATTGCATCATGTATTGAACTTGCTCTCTCACTTTCTAAGCCTTTTCTTGGATGGTCTTCTGGTAATGAATATTTCGCCTGGACATGTATCTGTTTGTGTTCCCATCCCTCAGAATGAGGAAACTTAGGATTAGTCGAAGGCTTCCACACTCCTTTAAGGTCTCTACCACGAGCAAGACCTTCATCATCAAGTTCCCGTTCTTCTTTAGTCATACTATACCTGGTAGGTTCAGAATTTATTAATTCTTCCCACTCATCATCAGATAAATCAAGTTCCCATGGCTCTCCTTCTCCACCTAAGAAATGAGCTAAAAAACGTGCTCCCTGAACACTAGCTCCCCATCCTTGCGCTGAAACCCACTTTGGTTGTTTAAGACCCGGCTGAATAAGTTCTGCAATCTGCTCATCGGAAAGTAAACTCATTACATTATTTAGTTGTTTTTTTCGTTGCTCAAGTGGTAGAAATTGAGCAACTTTAATTGCGCTTTGTAACCAGTCTCTTACATCCATTACGCTACCAACCAGCTCTTTGCTTT